GACGAATTAAAGTAAATCGTCCCGCGAACGGTCGTCATCGGACGAAGATATTGGCGAACCCCGGCCTTGATATTGACCGTCGCCGCGGTCGTCGACACGCCGAAACCCTTAAACAAGTTTTGAACGACCCCGGTATCCGCGTCCGTATGAGGAACGAAAATCGCCTTATTTTTGGGGTCGGACGGAACGCCCGCCAGGATGTTCAACGAAATCGACGGGTCGGTAATCTTGGTAAAATTGGGATGCGTCTCGATGGGTTGGGCGGCGGTATTAACGACCCCTTGGATTTGCGGGTCGGTATATCCGTTTTCCCGGTCGATGCCCATATAATCGACGGTAAACATCGCAACCCCGGCTTTTGATGTAGTAATCCGATAACGATACGAAACCATCGGAAACCCTAGGTCGTCGGGGTAAGGAACGCCCGCGGTAAAAGTAGCAATTGCGGCCCGGAGGTTTGTCGGGTCGGAGTCGACGGAAAAGGTCGCTTGAGATTGGGCAAGGCCGAACGCGTTAATTTCGACAGTCGACGCGGGTTGGCGAACTGCGAACTCTAGCGAATTGCCGTAATCGATTCGGGTTGGGGACATAAGGTTTATTTATCGGCCCGCGGTCGCGATGGGCGGGGCGGCGTGAGAGGTATCGCGGGGGCGGGTATTCGCCGCAATCTCGCGGGTTGTGTCAAGCATTTGGGTATTATAAGTTCCCGTTTGGACGGAGGCAATATCTCCCGCGCCAATCGCTTGCAAGGATGAGGCCGACAACGCCCCGGCAAGTTCCTCGGGCGGGCGAGTCGGACGGGCGGCGCGTTCCTCGACATACTTCTTTGAAAGTCGGTCGAACTCGGCCTTTGCTTCCGCCTCGACCCCCGCGGTATTTTTTAGGGCCTGGTTCATAATAATCGCCATTTCCTCGGGATTAATTCCGAACTTTGACTTATATTCCGCCGACATCTTTTGGGCCGCAACCTGGGCCGGGGTTTGGTCGCCGTATTGTTCGGCATACTTCTCCGGGGTTCGGCGTTTCATTTGTTTAAGGGCATCGAACTCCGACGCATAATCAATCCCGACCTTGGCGACCCCGGTCGAGGCCGCGGCGAGTCGTTCCATTTGCTTTGTATATCGCTCAAGGGCGGCGACCTTTTTCTCGATTGCCGCGGCCCCCAAGATTTCCGCCCGGGTTTGTTCGCGGACGGACGCGGTTTGTTCCTCAATCGCCGAACGACCTTGTTGGATAAGAGGAACCATCCCCTCGCCATATTTGCCAAACAAGGCGACCGCCCCGGCCCGCGTCTTTTGGACATTACCGAACTTGTCCCATTGGTCGGCGAGGACAAGGAGGGCCTCGGTCGCCGTATAAGTCCCGGCCTCAAGTTTACCCGCGTCCATACCCAGGGAAGCAAATAGGTTTCGGGATTGTTGGTCTTTCTTGGCCCGTTCGAGGGCCTTGTTCGCCTCGGTCAAACCGCGACCGACGATGTCCATCGAAACGCCCGCCTCCTTGCCCGCGTAGGCGAGTTTTTGGAACTCTCCCGACGATTGACCCGTCCGGGTAATCGCGAGGTTGAGGTCGTGCATATAGGCAATACCCGCCTTGAAACCCTCAAAAACTTTGGACGCAATTGCACCAATCGCAAAAAGTCCGGCGATGGAGGCCCCAATCGCCGAAATCTTATCGGTCATCGACTTTGCCAACGCGGACCCCGCTTGGGCCGCGGCATCATTCGCCCCCTTGGAAACGCCGGAGAAATCCCCGCCGAACTTTACTTTTACATCGTCCGCCATAAATCAGTTAACCCGAGGGTTGGGGGCGAGAGAATCGGAAACGGCGACCGGGGGCGTTTCGGCCTTGGCCCGTTCCATCGCGTCCCATTCGTCGTCGGAAATGATTTCGACGGACGCGCCCTCCGCCTTGCAATTTGCGAAATACAACCAAACCGCATCGGACTCCGGCATCGTCCAAGCGGTTTCGATGGGGACGCCGTTGCGGACGAGGGATGCGACAATCGTCAATTGCCAGGGAATCGCGACCGACTTGGGTTTTTCGTCCTTTTGCCAAAGGCGGGGCCAAAGGGATTGGGCTTCAAAATAAACAACGAGTTTTCGGAGTTCGACGATAAACCGCGCCGGGGAATGGTTATAAAGGGCAATTCGGAATTGCTCCGCGACCGTCCAAGGCTTGCGGACCTCGTCAAGATTATGGGTCGAGAGGACCCGGACCGCCAGGATAAGGTCGGTCGGACCAATCATCTTGCCCTTATCAAAGACCGGGGAATCGAGGGCCTCCAATGCAACCCGATGCCGGAGGCAAAAAGGCAACAAACGAACTCCGGCGACCTTGATGGTCGGGCGGAGAATCGTCGTAGCCTTTATCCATCGTTTTTCCATCGATGGGTTATCCCCGGAGGGGATTAGGCGATTTCCTGATACTTTACGCCCTTAACCGTAATCTTGCGAAACGAATTATTCGTCCCGTTATCATCGACGGACTTAATGATAAAGGTAATCGAATTGTAGGCAATCGTATTGCCGACGACCGGGAGGGTCGCCCCGACCTTGAGGATACCGGACAAAGTAATATCGATTTGTTTATCGTCGACGCGGTCGGTAATAATGCGACCCGTTTCGTCGGTTACGGTAACATCGATATTAACCTTGGTCGAAAAGTCGTCAGCCTGGAGGGTGACAAAGGATTCGGTCGAATAGAGGCCGAAAGTATGGTCAACGCCGTAAGTTTGAGGGAGGGCCATCGTCGTTAGTTCTTAATCCTCCGCGGGAGTCAAGGGTTGGGCGGATATACGGCGACGAGGTTGTAAGTAATCAAGTTACCCCATCGGCGGTCGGATACGCCCTCATCCTCCGAGACGACCCATCCCGCATACAAAGTTCCTTGAGTCCAAGCGGATTGGAGGGCCGCGACATCCTCCATAATCCCTTGAGCGGCCTCGACCCGGGCGCGATGTTCGGCGAGGGTCGAATCGTCGGCGGACGAATAAACATAAACTTTAAAGGTAATCTCGAAATTACCCAACGGGGTCCCTCCGAGGTCGGGATGCGCTCGCGCGGCCTCGGCGTGAAGAATGATAATAGGGACCGACCGAATCTCGTCGGTTTGTCCCGCGTGAAGTTGAACGCCAGGGAGGTCGGCGGCGTGAGCCTGGAACGCGGCGAGGATTGATTCCTCGGCGATGGTTCGGATACCGTATAGGGTAGGCATAAAATTATCGGAAATAACTGTGGGAGGCGAGTCCTTGGCCCGCCTGGAACGCGCCCCAAACGGTTTGTTTCCGTTTCTTAAGTTCCTGGGCCATTTGAACCCGCATCGCGTAGGCGCGGGCATTAATCGCGATTTGGATATAATTTTCCAACCCGCCCCGCATACCTTTAAGGCCGATGGAATTACCGACGGTAACGGAGGGTTTGTTTAGTTGATTAACTTGGTTAATCCCAATCGCGTATTTTTCGCCTAGGGGATTGCGGGTCCAATCCCGGAAAGACTCTTTTGACCCGATGCGGGCCGCGGCAAACGCATACGCGGATTTTAGGCGACCGACCGACGCGGACTTTTGTTTAATGTAAGTTTTCAAGTCCGAATCCTTGGCGACGATGAAAATCGGACCTTTCATATTTCGATAAAGGGATTTGAGCGGGCCGTGACCCGCGTCCTCGCGGGCCTCCGTATGGACCTTGCCAATCGTCGAGATTCCGCCCGCCGGGATGAACCCGTAAGTTTTGCCGCGGGCAAACCTGGGTTGAAATTGTTTCCATTTCATCGTTCGTCCCGACTTGGTCCCGGCGCGACGATTCCAAAGTTTAAAAACGCCGTAATCGTTGAGGTCGGCGATTTGATGCGCGGTCGCCTTGTCGATGGGGGCGAAAATCTTATAAACCGCGGCCTTGATGTTTTCAATTCCCTTCTTTTTTGCCGCAACGCTGTCCCCGTTGCCGGGACTCTTTCCCGTGAAAGGCCGGGTAAACTTAATCATATCCAAACAAAACTTTCCGGATTGGTCGAGGAGGACGGGTCCCATTCCCCGGCCCATAATCTTACAAAAGTCGTCGAGATGCGCGAGGAACCCCGCCGGGTCGACGGATACGCCGCGACCGACATCGATTTTAGCCATTAGGCCGGACCCGCCTTGGATTGAACGCGGACGATGACCCAGGCGGACGGCGGGCGGTCGTTAATCGCGACGATGCGGTAATCCGCCCCGTTGTATGCGACGAGGTTGCCGAATACGACGACCCCGGGATGGGCGACGCAATCATCCTTGAGGAACTTGATATCGAACGAGGTCGAGTTAAGGAAACCGCCCGTTTCCATATCCTGCTGAACCATCGGAGGGCCGAGGAGGACATCAAACGAGGTCGCCGTTCCGGTCGGGGTTCGACGGACGGTAACGGCCTTGGGGATTTCCCCGAGGATTGCCGCCGCGTCCGCGGCCCATTCGTCTTGGATTGCCCCCATACCCCTCCGCGGGAGTCAAAGGGCCTCCAAAGGCAAAGGAGAGGGGTTTAAGGCCGCGCCTGGGGAGGGAGGTCGGGAACAAAAAGGCCCCGGAGGTCCGGGGCCGCGTCGACGATGCGTCCGGCGATTATGAGGGATACTTAATGCCGCGGGCGACCATATGCGCGACGATGGCGGAATGGGTCTTTTCTTTTGCCAAGTAAAGGTCGCGATTCTTCATATTGGCTTTGGAGTTATTCCAAACCTCATACGCCGCGTCCGCGGAATCGAGGAGGGCGACCCCGTCGTCGCCGAGGGCGGCGAGGAACTTGACGAACTTGGGGCGGAACTTGGCGACATTCCTCGCCCAAAACGGGGAGGTCGTGGCGAGGCGGTCGAGGCGAACGAGGCGGGGATGGATTTCGGTATTCATTGGGAGCGTTGGTTTGGGGGTTGGAAAATTACTTGGCGAGGTTGCGGAAGTGAGCAAGGACTTCGGGGAAATCGCCGTTGTTAAGATATTGGGCGGCGAAATAAACGGACTTCTTGGCGATGCGTTCGTTCGCGGCGGCGTTGAACTTGTAACCGTCGAGATACTTGTTGGGTTCGTATTGGGCAACGACCTTGGTCGAAACGATGTCGGAAAGTTTTGCGGGGGATTCGCCGCGAGAAAC